CTTTACTCGTAAAGACCATACTTTAGGATACTTCAAATAGTCAACGGTGTTCTTCAATTATTGAGGCAAGTTGATCTCTAAGTGTTCGATAGTCGGTGCATGTCTCGGCTATGTAGACGAGAAGGTTGGCGCAAATTATCTGATCTGTGTCTAGCTTATTTTCAGAGTAGTATTCCTTTTCGACTCCTGAATGAAGCTTATTGTGCTCCATAGCTGTCAATGGAATGGTTAGATAATCTGAAACCTTCTGACCGATGCCTGGTTGATTTCCAGTGCGAACGTGATGAGCTACAACAGTGTCCCAATTGTTATTGGTGACTGAGCAGTCTCTTGTTCTTATCCATTTTAGGTATTTAGGGTTTCGGTAGGGTTTTTGTCTCATTCGCCAATAGTTTACGAAACTCAGACATACTGCAAGGCAAAACTCCACCAGGATCTAATTTTCGACCTTTTGGAATTGCTGCTTCGTCATGACCACATATATTACTAACATCAATACCGTTTTCAATTGCCCAGTGGCAAACGTCTTTTAGTTTTTGAAATTGTTCCCTAGAGGCAGAATGCCACCACTTCATAGATCCAGTAATATCTTTTGCTTTTCTAACTCTATCGGATCTTATTAAAGTTCCTGCCCATGACTTAAAATCTTCATTTTCAGTTGAAGTAACCCACCCCCAACTAATCAAACAAACTGCAAGGTGATTTTGATTAGGAGAGTGACCATTCCAAGAGGATTTACCAGCGTGAGCAACTGTGCGATTAAGTCTAGACAATTGGACAACACTGCCATCTCTTTCGATAACTAAGTGATAGCCTAAACTCCTGTCGCTCAACGCCTTCATAATTGAAGACAATCGAACACCAGCACTATAATGGACAGTTATGCCAATAGGCATCCTATCCACATAAGGACGACGTTTCTGATTATCTAATTCAAGGCGTAACCTTAAATCAGGATATTCAGATGGGAAACTCATTGCTTTACGACCAGATAAGTTAGCAATGCACCGAAGGAAAAGGAGATAAGAATTCCGCCAGCTATTACGCCAGGTTCTTGATACCATTGCGGCTCCTTATCTTTACCAAATTTCTTTAGCTCATCTATCGTTATTCTGGCATGTTTGATATCTGATTGGCACTCGGTAGCCTTCTTATAAAATTCCTCAATAGCAGTTAGATAATTTTGACCATAGCAGACGCATTTCTCATTTTCTTTACAACGACTTTTATCAAGTGTAATTTCACTTTTTTCGACCGCTTGCGCCTTGGTTGTCAAGAATGCGATCACCAATATCAGTAACAGTCTCTTCATTTTTCAACTCCAATTTCTCTTTCTCTGCCGCGAGTTCATTCTCTGCGACAATTTGATTTTTCTTAGAGTGACTTGCTTTTGCCATAGCCCATTGAACACTAACAACTGAGATAGCCACTGACGCGGATTTAATCAAACCGATAAGGGCCAAAAGCAATTGAACTGTGTCTATGGGTTTACTCATTTTTATCCCTCATCTGTTTAGCTTTTTCTTCGATAACATGCTTAGGGACTGAATAACCAAACTTTGAAATAAGAGAACCCATGATCCATGCGGCCTGAGAAATCTTTTCGGCTGCTTTGTTATCCCATTTTGCTTCAGTGAACTTAGATATTCGAGTCAATGCCTCGCCAGTACCGTAAAGAAGTATCTGAACGCCTACTGCGATACCGATAATCTTTGCAACCATACCTCCGTCAAGGTTTTGCAGTGCAACTATTGCATCAACTGGATCTGGAGCATTTTCCTGAGAAAATGCAATTGAAGAAAATAAAAGAAGTAATAAGTAATTCATAAACCCCCCAGTTTTTTTCTTACAGATTGAAGACCTTTGTCTATATCGTTCTGACACCTATCAATTCGCTCATAGTTAACAGCTATATCTCGGACGTTATCGGTAACTTGATCTCTAAGTGATAACGCTTCACCTATCCTTGCCTCAATTACCCTAATCCCTGTATTGACTTCAGATAATCCTTTTGAAAGGTCTTTAATCGCAGCGTCATGCTCGTCGTGTTTCTTATCAGTCCTTTGAATATAGCGATTAAAGAAGAACCAAGCGACGGACGCGACGGAGATCCCGCCGCCTATCGCTCCTGTTCCAACTTCAGCTATTGACCCGAGGTCCACTTCTGTCTCCCCTAAACTCTGCCATCTCTGCTCCCTTATGGGGTTATAAAAGTAATTTTTACGTCAATATTTCCGGTGTCGATCGTGGCGTTTGCAACGCTGTTGTCGGTCATCCGTATATATAAGCCGTTTGTACCTGCTACGTCAGTCGTGCCAGAAACGGTGTTGACATAGGAGAAAGATCCCGCTGTTCTAAGCTCGTTCCCGTTTGTATCTCCATTGGTTTCAATACTTCTACCTGCGCCTATAGCCGAAGTGGTACATCCAGAATCACCATAGAGCTGACCCCGTGTCCTAATGTCATCGTTAGCGTCACCAGTTATAGCTGTGGTGACTTTGAATAGGGCCTCTGTGATTATTGAGTCGTCAGGAAACTGTCCGACTGTGAAGACTTGCTTGCACAGTTCACTAGCTGTGAAGCTTCCAGTCACATCGAAGGCCAAGCTTTCGAGTTTTTTCTTAACAATGACGCCAGGAGTTTGCCACTGGCCAGATCCAGCCGTGTCCGTCGCCGTCCACACGTCACCGACATTATTAGCGTTCCCGTCGGTCAGGATGATCTCGTCGCCTGTCCCGTTGGTCTGAAGGATTATGTCGGAATCTGTTCCCGGAGCGATCGTGATATTCGCCGAGCTCCCCGCGGTCAGGATGCTCAAGGTCTTGTTAGTGGTCAGCGATCCGAGCATCATGTCAGACGCTCCAAGGATCCCGGCTCCGTCAGAAGAGAACCCCTCGAATGTGGAGGATCCGTTCCCCGCGTAGAAGTTCACGTCTCCGACCGCACTGTTCACGAAGTCTAGAGAGTTCCCTCCGGTGACAGTGTCCGCTGTCCCTTGGAGATTCCCGCCTGTCGCTGACAGTTTAGCGTCCCCATCTCCAGCGACGAGAGCGATGTCCTTCCCGGCGATGGTCGTCTTAATCTCGAAGAGCGAGGCTGTCCCAGTTCCGAAGAGTCCTTCTGTCGCCGACTTGTAGTTCACTGGACCGGAGGCTGAACTTATGAAGTCGAAAGCGCTTCCCGAAGGAAGGTTAGCGACCCCGAGCCCTTCTATACCAGCCGCACTGAGCTTGATATCTCCAACCGCGCCACCGCCAAAACCCGTCCCTGTCGTGATAGTTACATCTCCACCGTTGCCTGTCCCCGCTGTTTTATTCCCGGCTTGAAAGTCTAAGTTAGGCGCTTTCGCTCCATTGTTCGCGGCGTCATCTGGGGCTTTAACTATCCCCTTTGAACCACCGCCAAAACCCGTCCCTGTATCAAGGATTATGTCTCCACCGCCCCCGGTGCCTGCCGTTTTTTTTCCCGATCTTAATGTAAAGCTCCCGGCCTGCGTTGCATCGGCTGTAGTGTGATCTGATAGTTTGATGGTTGTATTGTCAGGCCCAATCTGTATAAGCCCAATTCGCCCGTTCCCGCCAACTATCGCGTTACCTAGCTGCATCATTGGAGAACCCGCGCCAGGCGGTAATACAGCGTTAGTACCTAAGGCAATTGAAAAGCTTTTCGTTCCTATGTTGTCTGCACCTTGACCAATGATTGTATTTCCTATTGAAGTTGTAAGGCTTTGCGCGGAAGCTTGCCCAATCGCCACATTGCCATCACCAGTTGTGATTGCTGTCATGGAATTTTGGCCAATCGCTACATTCTGCCTTGCATCTCCCAGTGATGCCGAGTCCATAGCACCGGAACCAATTGCAACATTTTCAGAAGCAGTACCGACTGCCACCGAAGACATCGCATCGGTTCCTATAGCTACAGAATCAACCCCTAGGTATCCAGCCTGAGCGTCTTCGCCTAGTCCAACATTACCTGACCCAGCCAAGGTAAGAATGGTGGTAGCACCATCAATAATACTATTTCCATTGAGATCTAGATCTCCACCTAGCCGAACAACTCCAGGTAATCCCGCTCCAACTCCATCACCACCTCTGAGAAGAAGATCGCCTCCATTGTTCCCTATGCCAAAACCGTCACCACCACGAACAACAACATCGCCTCCTTTAGCAGAGCCAGAAGCTTTATCGGACCCCCTGATTGTTAGGGCAGTAGGTATTGATGTTCCTCCGTTAAAGTCGTCTGAAGCCTCCACAGTTCCTGGACTCACTTCAATCAATCCTGTCTGAGACTGAATATATATCGTTGTGTCTGCATTCGCGATAAGTGAATAGGCGTCTAACAGCATGGTTCCGCGAGCAGAAGGGTTTGAGCCGGAACCGCCTGTGCTTATCTGAATAGATCCTGTTCCCCCATCTCCTCCTAAATTGATGCCTGTTTTAATACTAAAATCGTCAGAAGGAATAGATCCAAATCCCTGAGGTGTGCCGATTGAAGGACCGACAGGATTAGTTGAAGTGATAGCCAACACTGGCTCCCAGAATCCACCAAACCCTCCATAAGTGCTTTCTAGTTTCATCAAAGTTGGATTAACCGAGCTTGTAGCTTTAATATACGGGCTACCAGAACCCTGAGTTGTTACAGTGGCCGATGTTAGAGCGGAATCCACTATGGAAGCATCTATGGATTCACCAGTCTTAGCATTTGTAACTGTGACTGTTGCAGTAGCCACGCCCGCTCCGAAATCAGGAAGTGTGTCTATAGAAGACTGAAGTTTTCCCGCTATATCAGAGGCTGTGTCAGCATCAAGAATGTCAACTTGGACTTGCGTCCCGCCTATCGCTGGGTCTGTTTGAGAGTTGCTCCCATCTGTCACATTGAACCAGAAATAATATCTGCCGTTATCTCCGTTGTGAATGATCACAGCTTTTGCAGACCCAACTACGTCAAAAAATGTCCCAGAGTTTCCAACCAACAATTCCGTCACTTCAGCATTCGATGCCTCTATTGAAAAGCTTGAAGTCGGACTTACTGAGTCGTTATCCACAACAAGGCTTGCGGTAGACAAAGATGTGTCGGGACCAGCATCGTATGTGCTTTGCCGAGTGTCAGCCGCAGGTGTTGAGACCCAACTAAGAACCCCTGTTCCATCATTCGACAGGGACGTTCCGGCTCCACCTTGAGAAGCTGGGAGTTGTATAGAGTACGATGTGACTCCACTAACAGGGACTTCAATGCCGACAGTCCCCGAAGCGTCTCCCGCTTCAAGACCTATGTGAGCGTTGCCTGCGACTGGACCTGCGGAGTTCGCTGATTTTATATGTAGTAGAGCACTCGTTCCAACTCCGTTGGTGGAGATAATTTCAACTGACCGACCTGGACCGGACTGATTTATATCGACAAGCGGGCTAGTGTTAAAAGTTTCTTCGTTACCAAGTTCTAACACTGAACCTCTTGCTGCTGGAGCCACGATACTTACCACATCGAGTTTCTTTACAACTGAAGCAGGGCCTAAGTTCTTGGTCGTTAGTAACATTCCAGGCCCGACTGAAATTTCGCTTGTCGATTCTATTTCAACAGTTGCGGCGGCTGAATTGCCATCATGGGAAATATCTAATGCCTGAGATCCAGAAGAATGGAGAATCTCAATCGACTTGCCGAAACTTCCGTTATGGTCGATTGTTATATCGCCTCCATTAGAAGTGTTCACCATGCTCAGAGTCTTCGGATTATTAGTCGTGTCGTTATTGGTCATAAGAAGCGTTTGGTTGTCGGTGTCAGCAATCGTTATTGTTTGTGCAACATCAAAAACATCTTGAAGGCTTGGGCTTGGGACAGATTCCCAAGTTGTGACGCCATTACCGTCAGTCTGAAGGAACTCTCCAGCGTCTCCATCATCTGGGGGGATAGTCCAGTCCCATGATGATGTGAAGGCTTGTTTAAAATTAAAATCATGAGCTGGAGCCGTTGAAGCGACAGCTAAGAATGACGATCCACTGGAGACCGTTGACGCCTTAAACACCGGAACACTGGTCCCGTTTGATGTGGCTTCGACCGAAGCGGAAGCTGCGTCGTTATCGGTCCTGAAGAACGCCGCCTTAGCCGTGGCTCCGACTCCAGCCGTTGCTCTAACATCTAAAGCCGAAGAAGATGATCCGGTCGCTCCGTGGCTTATAGAGACTCCTGAGACTCCGATAGCAGCTCCTGTCGTCTCTACCCTGATAGCGTTATTCTGAGCGTTATTATTAACCACCCTCAGAGCTATGGGATCATCTGTCACATTGTTATTAGTTATCGTGACCGTCTTATTGACTGTGTCAGCTATGACTATATTCTCCCCGCCGTCGAAGGCTGACTGGAGATCAGTCGCTCCTCCAGGCTCCCAGGTCGTGACTCCGTTCCCGTTTGTCTGAAGAACTTCTCCAGGATCTCCGTTGTCAGGAGGGAGCGTCCAGTCCCATGACGTAGGAATAACGGCTGTCGTGAAGATCTCTATGTCATTGGAATCAGCCGCGACCATTTTAATCTGTCTGTGATTCGGTCCGGCGTCCAGATAGAGAGCCGCCTCTGAGACTGAACTATTAACTCTTAGAGCGTTCGCGTTCCCAGTGTTCTGTGAGATATCCACAGCCGCGACTCCGGAGGAGTTGTTAACATCTAGGGCGACTCCTGAGCTCGAGGAGTTAGTTATATTCATCCCCGTTGAAGTCCCGTTATTAGTCAGGGAGACACCTGCTGAGTTCGCGTTCTGGATAATCTCTAAAGCCTGAGCGACACCTGTGTTTTTGGTTATCTTCAGAGCTGGGACGACTCCAGTCATTGTAAGGTCAAGAGACTGATCCCCGGTGACTAGGATCGGTCCGAAGCCTGGACTTGTGTTAATCGAGTTACCACCTTCATAAGCCCCTTGAAGGTCAGCAGCTCCACCGCCGCCACCATTGCCAATAACGACAGCAAAAGTGTGAGGGCCACCTCCAGGGGGCGTCGTAACATCAATCTGAGTGTTTGGAGTTGGACCTGCCGCAATCAACCAGCCGAGTCCGGTGCAATCGTCTGAAGTACCTGCTACCTCACATACTTTGGTAAGAGTTGGATGGGTTCCTGAATAAATCTGAACTCCAATGTCAGCCAATACGAAACCTAGATTGTGGGTGACTGTTGTAGTGGTGGCATTAGCAATGGACGAGTAAGCATCAAAGCGGCCAGAAATGTCATCTGACATTGCGGTCCAAGCGTCCCGGATCTTGGTGTGTAATCCAATCCCTCTTTGATGAGTAAAATCAGGATGGGCTATTTGATCTCTGCCCACGTTCGTACTGGTCGTAACCTGCCCGAATACGGCTGGAGCCATGATCAATGTAAGCAGTAAAACGATCTTTTTCATCATTGTGTCCATCCCTCAAACTGAATGTTGTGATCTGTTCTTACCTCTTTCCAGGCCTTGCCTGTGGTCAAGAAAAAGGCTTTTTCATCGTTAGTATATAGAATCATTCCGACAAATCTATGAGCGGGTTGGATAGTTCCCTTGAAGAACCCTGGCATATGGGCCGCCGCCAAAGTTTGGAAGGCCTCCCACTCAGATCCGTTGCATCCTCCAACCCTTCGGATTATTCCTTCAGGTAGTTTAGCTTCAATTACAGCCTCAAGTAGCCCATCTTTGGGGGCATAAGCGGCCATACATTGCTTGGGTGAATCGAGATCATTCCACCGACCAACCCTGGCCGGTCTATTTGCATATTCAAGTCGCCACCTTAGCTGAAGCATAAAATTCCTTATGTTGGCATAAATAAATTTATGTAGTGAAAGCGTAGACTAGCACCCACTCGAATTGGAGCACCCCTGACTTGTCAAAATTGTCAGGTAGATAGGCTCTTATCTTGGCTTTGAAGTTGTCACCCAGGACAGTGTTTCCTGACTCTCCAAGCTGCTCATCAACCGGCGCGGAGGCTACGGTTTCACCACCGGAATCATAGACCATTGCTGACCCCTTGATTGGGAAAGATTCTTCTAGGGTCACTCCATCAATGAGATTGTCACCAAATTTGCGGACGCTATCATTACCCCCCTTGGATCCACCCACTGAATCAAAGCCGTTGTTGGAGAAATCAAAGGCGTTTATTGAAGCAACATCGGCATCCATGTCGATCCAAACGCCACCTGAAAGGCCATCAGCATTATTCTTTGAATCTCCTGAAGCATTCCCCAAATTTTTCAATTGAGTGAAATCATCATTTGGAGACTCAGCCCCTGCATAGGAAAAACCTGTAATTTGCCCGAAGGGTCTAATCATGGTCCTGAAATTCGTTATGGGATTGACCCCATTGTGGCGTACATAGGCGTTCTGCGCCCCGCTATTATCACTTGGACCTCCAGGCCCTAGAGGCCCATATGAGTTGTTCAAAATGGAGCCCATGTCTATGCCCGCTCCACCTCCGTTGAGCAAGTCAGAGACGACAGCCCCGTTGATAGACTCTGAAACTGTCAAAAGTATCGCAGGCATATCTACTCCTCTGTAATCGTTTGATTATAACCGCCAATGGTCCCGGGATAACCAGGCGTATAGCCGGGGAATGGGGTCATTTGAAAGCTCCAAAGTCTCATAGGCAGTTTGATACCGTTTGGATCATATCCTATTTCTCTGACAAGGCATGGGACGTTGGCGAAAATAACGCCCTCAATATCAACATCTAGGAGAATGAAATCACCGATATCTCTCAGCATGCTTCTCCAGGTGGCGCTCAAATAAATGTTTTCAGGAGTTGATGACGCTAGGCGTATGGTCTCTATCAACTGCCTTTCAGCGTCGCCTATAGCGTATAGATTCGGGAATACAATCTTCTTAGATTCTTCCACCCCTGATTGAGTTATGGCGGCGGTATTCTTAAATATTTTTGTCTCGTTGAATTCTTCATTTCTGTTTGGAAGAAAATTGAAGACCGCTTTTGCCCTGTTGAGGTTGGTACGATCATCAATTTTTGGCTGTAGAGTCGGCCGAACAATGTCCCAATTCTTGAGCGTAGGGGTAGACGATGGGTTCACAAAGTCGCTGAAATGCAATGTACTGAGATCAATCTTTTGGTCCCTATTTATGAACGGCTCAACTCTTACCTGCTCAAGTAGTGATAGGGCAAAATCTAATGAGTTCTGAGGTTCTTGAGCCCAGATTCTTGATAGCACCTGCTTCACCGCATCTTGAACCGGGAATGCTGGAGTGTTTTTATCCCTGACTGTGTCCCAATTCGAGGTGAAGTCCAGGGCAGAGGCGCCCCCAAAGGTCAACAAAATGTCACGCGCCTGCTCAACTATGTTGTTATCATTGACCCCTGCCGCGCCTAGATCCTTGCCCTTCGCCTTAACAAGAAAAATATCTCCTTTGGTGAATTCATATAGAGCTCCATCCACCATAGTCACACCGGCTGGAGCTGTCCCAGCCTGCCTAACTTGAAAGCTGTTCTTGTTGACTGACACGTTCACAATATCAGCAGGGTCAAACTTGAAGAAAAAGTCTCCCCTCTTTATGTAGACTTCAGTGCTGTCAAAAAAGGTGTTGGCGTTGTCAGATATAACCACTGAAACATTGACCGTATGGTCGCCTGGGGTCACATCATCACCGCCATTGACGTTGACGCTATTGCCATTCACAGGGATGGCCTTCAATGAGGCGCCCCCTGGCTCAACAACAACTGTCCAATCTCCATAAACATAAGGAATTATCGTGTTGTCATAATTCGGCTCAATGTCAGGCGTGTTGGCTATCTTGAATACTTCTCTGGGGAAGCTCTTATTGATCTCCTCAAACTTGTTGCGGGCTACCAAAGTGAAGCTCTTGACAGTTCGTTCAAAGCCCCCCTTTGGGGAGACTGAGCCCTCAAATATTTTGAAGTAAGATGATTTTAGATTGCGAAGCCCGAGGCTTACTGTGACTTTTCGACCAATCCAGCCATCATAGTCATCGCCCGCTGGCAGCAATCTATTAAATTTCCCGTCAGCATTATTGATCTCAAGGCTCAAGGTCGAAAACTTGATCGCGGGTGATAGAAACTCACCGATGGTCTTTTTGATGATGGGGAATCTGACCCTAGCTTCATAAAATACCCCAGCGTCGCCTGGATCCCCTGAGCCTACATATTTATTCCGGTCAGAAAGATGCAGGACCTCAGCCGTGGGGGTCTCTATATCAACGATCATTTCAAAATCATTGACTAGGTTATCCTGGGCATTGTCCAAAAGATCCTGGTCAAGGACCGTGGCGGTCAAATACGGTTTTCTATCGCTGTTCGCCATCTTACAAGCTTTCGTCTAATTCAACTGAAAAGCTGACATAGTCAGATTTCGGCCCTTTGTTGTTATGGGTCTCTCTCGGTATTTTTCTTAGCTTGGAGAATACAGCGAATCTACCGGTCACCTCTGGGTCCGTCACGCTCGGCGTTGGAATCCAAAGGCACTTAAGGACGGTTCTTGGCCCTGTGAATATGTCCCTCATGATCTGAAAGTTGAGCTTCTGCAGGAATAAGAATCTGAACTCAAGCCCAAGGAATCTCTTTTGAGTCCTGGAGTTCGACACGTTTGAGAATCCCTCGGTAGGGACTGTGTCGGCAAAGTCTTGAAGCTCAAATTGAATCTGGTCAACAAAGCACTCATTGTGGAAGATCCTAGACCTCCCCAAAAGGATAGTCCCAATGCTTATGAAGCCATCAGGGTTGGTAGCATCGTCGATTGTCAGGCGCCAATATCGGTAGCCTACCGAGGGTAAGAATTCCTCTACATGAAAACGATTGTTATCGGTCATGGCCAATGGGATCAGCTTCTCAACCAAGGTGAATGTAGGGTCGCTTGATCCAATCAAATTGACCGTAGCTGACCTTGAAATATTGTGGTTCAGGATGGCAAAAGTATCCATGAATATGGTTGAGGTCTCGGCGTCCATGTCAAGCTCAAGGCCGGTGACTACCCCAGACCCTGACCGCCAAACTTGCTCAACGATGTCAGTGTTCAAATTGAAAACCGAGAAGTCACCATTGGCGACGGAGTTGGCCCTCCAGTTCTTGCCGGCTCCTATTGGATTCCCCCATGCGTTGTTCCCGCCCGTCACTATTGGAGATCCGCGGGAAAGGAAATCACACATCACTCTTAGATTCGTAGCGTTGTATATGGTGGCAAGGAATTGGACCCCAACCCCATGCCCGCGAAGCCCTAGATATTCGACACCGACTCCACCTTGAGCCGCCTCAACCATGTAATCAAGAGACTCAAGATAAGGCCCTTCATCAAGGTAGCCTAGATCAATGATCGTTATTGTCACGCAAAGACCCCTTTTTCATTTATCAAGAGCTCACCCTGAACGCTGGCTTGTCTCAAGGCATCCTTGACAACTGGAATCAGCTTGTCTCTTACGAAGGAACTATCAAGGTTTTCAGCTGATACATCAACGCTCATGTCTATCTCAATGTTCTGGGTGATGTTATTGGTGGCGCCCTGTGAGCCTTGGCTAGCCGGTGACGTCAACCCCCTGGTCGCGGCCCCCTGAGGCAACACGAGGCCCCCAGCTTGAAACTTGCTTAGTTGGCCCCTAGCCAAAGCCATAGCTAGACTCATCATGGCTGAGTCCTGGGTGACTGATCTAGGGATGACCACCTCATTGGGTGATAGTAGAGCCGGGATCCTGTCATTCCTAAAGCTATTGCCTGGGGTCACGGCAGAACCTGGAACCAATCCACCGCCTGCGAACATTGGGAGATTAGCAGCTAGTCCACCGAAGGCCCCGATTCCAGTCCCTAAGAAACCACCACCACCACCACCACCAACACTTGGAAGTGAAATGTTATCTGAGAAAATCTGAGCAAATTTCTTACCCATACCGCTAACTAAGTCATTGAACTTATCTCGGAATCCATAAGCCATATCAGCGCCAAATCCTGCGATGGTGTTCGGCAGGTTCCCCATCTTGTCTTTCCATCCGAGAGCTATGTCACCTCCGATATCCTTAATTGTGTTTGGGAGATTGCCCATCTTGTCTTTCCAGCCGAGAGCTATGTCACCACCGATATTCTTAATCGTGTTCGGGAGATTGCCCATCTTGTCTTTCCAACCTTCAGCTATCTTCCCTCCGAGTCCCTTGACGAAGTCTGTCATTTCACCCATAGCCGTTTTCCAACCTTCAGCTATCTTGCCCCCTGCCTCATCTACGGCTGTTCCAAAGTCAGTGATGAAGTCCATTAGACCGGTAGCCCCATCGGTGAACGTGGTGGCTAGGTCAGTTATGGCAGTTCCAAAGTCAGTGATGAAATCAGTGAAAGTTGTCTTTATAGAATCAAAGGCTATCTGTAGCCCTTTGGCGAACTCCTTGACCACGTTTTCATTGAACCAACTCCAAGCCTTGTTGACCCCAGAAATGAACTCATTGAATATAGTCCCAATGGTCTCCCAAGCTAGCTCTATAGCTTCGGTGAAGGCCTCAAATACGATTTGAACAAAGTCAAATACAACCTGTAGGGCTTCAGCGGCGACCGTAAGAACTTTCTTGATGAATTTCCAAAGCTTCCTCCAAACCTTAGTGAAAGGTTGGATGATTTTTTCGTTGATCCATTTCCAAAGTTTACGCCATAGCTCGATGAGCTTCATGATCCAGGACACCATTTTCTTTAGAACTTCTTTGGCTTGCTTCTCAGCATTCTTCGCGGCCTCCAGGCCCTTGCCACCCTCGTCGAGTTCAAGCACCTGGAAAACCTTTGAGGCGACGTTCGTGGCCTTTTCAGTTAGAGCCTTAACTCCCTCATTGAATTTCTCAGTGATTTTATCAATGGCGCCGGTGTCCATTTTGATCACGCCGATATTGGCAAAGAATTTCCTGAGACCTCTAATGATCCCTTTGACCAGAGCCAATGCCAGCTTAGGCCAGAGCTTGAAATATGCCGCGACTAGGTTGGGCAGGTTCTCAATAATCATTTCGATAAAAGCGACGATGATAGTGGGGATAGCCTCAACAAAATCTTCAATTAATCTTTGGAACAGGTCAGGCAATCTATCCATGAACTTCATGAGCATCTTGGGCAATTCTTTGAAGGTGTCTAAGATCCCTTGAGTTATTTGGGGCATGCCATCAACAATTGCGTCTAAGATTCTGCTTATCCCATTTATCAAATTAGGAATGAATTCTTCAGCGAATCTAATTAAGGAGTCCATGAAGTTCTCTATTGATTCGGCCATAGTGGTGCCAAAGTCAGTGAGGGTATTCACGAATTTTGAAGCTTTATCAAACAGCCCAGGGATAGCATTGAGCATCGAGGTGCCTGCATCAAGGATCATCCCCGCCGCGCCAATCATCCCCATGCCCGCCGCCGCCATTCCGCTAGCCGCTCCAGCCATTGCACCTGTTGACTCCCCCAGGGCAGAAGTAATGGTTGTCAGTTGACCGGTGTCGAACAACGGCTTTTCGCCGGCCTCTTTGAATTTTTGCCTTGAGGCCTTCTTATCTTCAACGGCCTGGAGCCTCAGCAATTTGCGACGAACATCAAGTTGATTCTCTGCCTCAGCGGTTAGGTTCTGTGAGTCCTTGAGTTCTTTGGCTTTTTTATCAAGAAGCTTTAGCTCTAAAGCTAGTTTTCTATCTATGGCTTGGATTTCTGTGTCGTTGGCCCCCTGGATGAGACTAACCATCATTCTATTGCCAGCCAGGAGATCTTCAGCGACCTTCTTTTGTTCTTCTAGTTTTTCGACCTGCAAAGCCAATATCTCAAGGCGGGCCTTTTCGCCAATTAGGTTCCCGCGAATATTCAAGAACTCAAGCGCGGCCTTATTGACTATGGCCTGTTCTTTGGTCAAGCCCTTTTGGGCTTTGAGCTCTTGCTTCTTAATATCAAGAGCCATCATGTCTTGAGCCAACTTGAGCTGAACCTTTTCAGTGTCAGTGGCTAACATCGATGCAATGTCAAAGGCCATTGCAATATTCTGATCGGCGATTTCTTGAGCCATCTTGCTCATGGCCTCAAATTTCTTAGCGGCTTCTTCTGCCGCCTTGCCTGCCGCTTTTGATTCTTTGCCCATTTTGGCCAGCGCCTTCGCGGCACCTTCGGCAGCTTTTTCACCACCACTCGCGGCCCCTGCATTGGCTTCAAAGATTGAGGTCATTGACTTGAAGGCAGGTATCAATGTTCCAGGCTCTAATTTATCAAGAGCTTCCTGCCCTTTGTCTCCAACCTCATCCAGATTTTTGGCAAATAGCTCAAGGGAGCCCTTGGATTGAGTAGATATGTTCCTAACTGACTCAACTACCCCATCGGAGACGAGGTTCATTTTGTTCATGGCTTCAGAGAGTTCCAATACTTTGGTGACTATGAAATCAATACCCTTGGCAACCGTTTCACCGACTTTCAAGAAGCCGAATATAATAGCGTTGCTAACCAAGTCCCAAACGACACCCAATTGATGCCAGTTGGCTATCAATATATCAACGGCCACGACAATAGCGGTCACTGAGGCGACAACGGCTAGTAATTTGACGCTAGCAATAAGAGCCGCCTGACCCATAGCCAGGATGGCCGCTCGGCTTGCCAGTGTAGCTGTGACCTGCGCCCACATCGCTACGGTCATAGCTATTATCTTGGCTATGAAGGCCTGTATTGCGGCCCGCTTCATAATGGCGAATAGAATAGTGAATGACACGCCCAGGGAAAGTACAGCCTTGGACAATTTCTCCAAGCCGCCATTCCTAAGATTTATAACGGCGGTCTGCATCAACATAATCGCGTCAGTTAAGACACGAACGATTCCAGGCAGGTTTATCAACTCAGAAAATGTCTGTCCTATTTGCTCTTGTAGATCTCCAAAGGCATTGCTCATTTGAGTAAGGGATCCAGCCAAGGTCTTTGCCTCAACCTGTGCGAATCCATCAAACTTCTTGGCCGCAATATCAATAGCGACCCCTGCTTTCAACTCAGCCTCGGTGAGCCCCTTGAACTCAGCCCCCATTCTGCCCAAAAGCCCGACTGACCCCGAATAGGTTTGGAGCAAGCTCCTAAATGTGGTGTTCACATCCTTGTCAGTAGCTGCGCCAAGATCAACTGAAGTCTTGATAAGTTTTTTGGTGGCCTCATTGCTCAATCCTTGGGCTTTGGCCATAGAAATCAATTGGAGGGTCGTCTCATCACCTACGGTTGAAATCTCCTGCAGACCAGAGGCAAATTGCTTGAAATCAGTGAAGGCTGCTTCTGTGAATTCTCCCAATACTTTTAGGGTGTTAGCTAGCTGTTGTTCCTGTTTATCTTGTTCAATAAACAAAGCGGTAGCGGCTTTGATTGGACCGGTCAAAGCCCCGTAGGCTTTTTTGGCAAGGTCGAGACCTTGGTTCAAGGCTACGATATTGATTTTCAGGCCGTTGACGCTCTTGCCCAAATCCTCATTGGACTTGATGACCTGTTCCTCTGACTCAGACACTTGCCCCAGGCTCTTAGATAGGTTGCTGAGGGACTTTGACGCATCCCCGGCATCTACACCTATTTTGACCATTAGATCTTCTGTTAAAGCCATTTAACGCCCTCTACTCGGTGCTTTGATCTTACTGGGGATTTCCTTGCTGCTTCCTAATATCATATCGGCTTTCTTGACAAATTTCATGAGATCATATGCGGGTAGGAACCACGCCACTAGATCAGCGAACCAATCATCCTGGTCATTCAGGGGCTTGCCGTTGGGGAACTGCTTTAATTCAGAGATAATGAGTAACTGTTGGAAAGTATTGGCTAAACCTATGTCCCAAGTAGCTTTCCCAGGACAAAAGTTGTAGAGCATCCCGCCTTCAGAGATATAAATGGGGAAAATGGGATCATCCTCGGAGGTGAAATCCCATCTAGGCTCGGCGCAACGGCGCCTTTTCTTCGTGTATTCAAGGCAAGTAGAACAATTGAAGTTTTTGCCCTCTTTTTTTAGAGCTCCGCTGTCTGAGAAGGAGAGCTCAAGGAGGGCTGTGATTTTTTTTTGGGATCTTCACCGCTTTCAGGCTCCATGGCATGTTGGCGGGCGTTATAGAGATCATTGATGATTCCATTGGACTCAAGTATTGACATCAATCTCTTTGAGGCGTAGGTGTCACCCTCTTTTTTGAATTTTATTGATTCAGCGCCTGGGTCTTTGATGTCAATCAGGCTCATGCGGATCTCTTCAATGACAAAGCCTAATTTGAGGTCAACGTCACCATCACTATAGGAGATCTGCATGTTTTTGATCTTTTGCTGGCACTTGTAATCAAGGACAGTCTTCAAAACAAAGCGGGTTGGCGTTGAATCTTCTTTGAGTTCCAGTAGGTCCTCATCCAGATCCTTTAAATAGGCCTGATACATTTCGGGGGCGCCAATTGACCCATCTCTTGAGCAAATGACCTCTATGGTTCTGTTCTCGACCGGCTTAAATGACATTTTTACCCTCCAAAAAAAGCCCCAGAGCTTTGGGGCTCCAGGGCTTAGATTAGATCAATACATTTGCCATTACAAGAATGAAGCCGTGACCTCGTCTGCGGCATCAACCCCTGTTTGGTTGGCTTGACCAACGAATGTCACCGGGATTGTTCCTGTGTCTGGAACGGAAATCTCTGGAACCGGGAAGATCACTTTAGGCAATACCGCCTCAAAGTGTCGACCTGCTGAGTCTCCCAAGATCAAGGTGATAGCCTCGCCCGAGAAATCTCTGATTTTGTTCATGAACTCTACCAAAGCCTTGTTCAAGTTGAGCTCTAAGGTCAGTTCAGCTGTGAATCTGCCCCCAGGTGCGAACAATGGGCCGCCTAGACCTTCTTCGCCGTAGCAATAGTCTAGAAGTTCATGGTTATTGACCATGTTCAGTCCTGCAGACCGTACACAATTGCCAAGAGGTCCGAATCCAGCAATTGAAATGCTGCCGATCAACCCTGTGATTGGGTTATTGATAGCTACCGGAGACTCAGGCTCGTAGTAGGCCAAATAGATTGGGGTGCCAACGCCTGAACCGTCAGCATCTGCCAAGACTCCAGTATCCAATCCAATCACATCACCGACCTGAGTCAATACTGTGGCTGGGCTACCATCTGGGGTGTCAGCTGAGCGCGTTATGCCATCGGCCTCAATGATCATGACCTTTGAACCAACTGGGAAGCATCGCCCTTGTCCAGTTCCTACCGTGACAGTCGATCCACCGTCATTATCTACAATTGAGTCGCCAACCCCCACTGTAAGAGCGGTTTTAGAGGAGCCAGAGAACTCAATCTGAGATTCCCCGTCGCCTGGAAAGCTCGCATTGCCAGCTTCAACGAAAGAACCGGGCGCCTGGATGGCCCAGGTGTCGCCGTTCTGGTAGATGGAGAACGTGATGTCTGGATCTTCTTCAGTGGTGAACTTATTGAAGCCGCCACCGATGTCATTTTTTCCCATCAAAGACTGCCAAAGCAATCTAGCGGCTGGATCAATTTCAACTACGTTAGCTGACCCTAATAGGGTGTCGATATTGAAAAAACTGGGGATAGTCCAGCTAGTTGCGGTCTTTTTCTTGATTATGCCGGTGTGGTGGCGCCCAGATCTGTGAGGACTGGACTCAGTTGGCTGGCTGAAGTTGACGGAAGCTCCGGACAGGGCGAACATAAAGTCAGCCGCCACCGGATTCGCCAGGACTCCCCTGGTAGTCTCCAGAGTGATAAATATCTTTTGCTCCAAGGCGATCGCATCATTTTGTGATGCGAAAATAGCAGCGAAGTTCTTCATAGGTCAGGGCCTCCGGTGAAAAATGTATTGTCTTAACATGATCCCGTAAGATCATCGTAAAATGCTACCTCAAAATCAATACGAGCAATATAGAATGGCTCGACTGTATGTAGATCAGTAATATTCCCATTGTAGATCATGTGAATCACCGTAGGAATACCTAGATTGGGGGTTTCCCACAAAGCAAGCTGTATTCGTCGCCGCAAATCCCATAGATCCACCTGTTCAACCAGCCCCGCGCTCTTAGTTTTCATAATGATTTCAAGACTTATGGCCCATCCTACCCTAATTCTACCTCGCTCATGGGTTATGGCCTGCGCCACATCCCACAATTGAACAGCGGGAACCTCATGATCCCTGAAATCGCTTATAGCCAGTTGGACCCGATCAAAGTTGACGGTTTTTATATCGGTCAGAGTCGCATGGTTCTGAAGTATGTCGACCAATTTATCTCTAATGTCTTCTTCTGGGCTAGGCATTGCTGAGTAAGCCCTTCATTTGCTTGAGGATTGAATTCCGCTGTTTGTCTAGAGCGGGCCTCATGTAAGGCCTAGCGGGTATTCGCATTTGACGGGTAAAACCAGCAACCGGGTAAGAAGTGGGCTCAATCGGCTTGCCAAAGGCTTGAGTAACCGTTCGTATGTGACCCCTCACATTTTGGGGGCCATTGTAGCCAAATTCGTGAACCGAAGCGTAGGGAACTCCAAATGAGCCAACCGTCACACCTGAAACACCACCCTCGGTGAAGAACTTATGCCGTATAGAATTCAAAAGGCGCCCTGTGTCAATAAGGCGCTGAGATCTAATGTTCAATTTGATTTGAGTCTCAAGAGTCAGCCCAATACGGAGCAAAGTCTCCTTGAGCTTCGGGTCGCCTGGGTTGAATACCTTCAAGCGGTCAAGAATACGCGCCTGGATGGTCATGCCTAGCTGGCCCATTGAGATTTCATCGGCCATTTATACATTCTCCACAGGTTGAGTCAGTGGGAATTCAAAGCGAGTGTACTTGTCTAGTACGGCTTGCACGAAATCAGGAACGTCTTGCAGAAATGTGACGTTTTCAGAGTTCTTGCTTTTGGTTTGAGTGCCGACGCTCTCATCTGACCAACGGTCATAGAAATATTCGACCATCCAAAGGCATGCGCCCTCAAGATCCGCGGGAATCACGGCATAGCCAGCCGTATACACGAACTTGATATTGCGATTGCCTCTAGGGAACAGGCATTTTTTCAAAATGACGCCGGTATTCAGCTCATCAATGAAATATTTGGTGGCGTCAAGCTTGTTAGCTACGTCAGTGAACTCACTAGTGTAGTCAATCCAAACTTCATCCATAGATATGATCGGCCAAGATCGTGAAAGCTGCCGATTGTGGCGGCGCCCATCGAAATAATCAACGTGGGCTCTAGACTTGAGCGCCCTAGAGGTCATGTTCTCAATGCGTTGCGAAGCCTCGTTGATAAAACGGGTAATGATATTATCACTCTCCGTTTCAGCAGCGGGAATATGGCATTGCTCCTTAGCATTAACCAAATCGGTGAGAGCTATCACGGTGTCGAGAACGTATGGCATGCCTAGGTTTCCTTAGATTTGTCCTTTGGGGCTTTTTTCACGACTTTGGTTTTTTCAGGGTCTTTGACCAATTCTAACATATCAGGGAAATCAGTGACCAATTTATGAGCAACGGCCTCATCTTTGAATTCAACCGTATCCCCAACCTTTGAGAATCCCTTATGACCTTCGGCTGTAGCTGTTACGAAGCTAGTGCCTTTTCTGAACGCTTTCAATCTGACTTTCATGTGACCCCCTAAAAAGGTTTGGATATTTTCGTATATACCTCAATTTTGAGTATGCAGCCAACCAAAGCGTCTAACCAGGTGATAGAAAACAAAAGCCTGAGCCCGTCGGCTCATGCGTTCAGTGTAAGTCAGCCCGCCATCAGCATTGATCCTGTGAACCATGCGGACATAAAAGACTTTATCCGCTTCAGCTTGAGCCCGCCCATCCAAATAGTCTCGATCATGGAGATCACATTCAGATTTGAAGTAACTGTCTTTGATTTCTTTGGGCATCCAGATTGGGCCGCAACCGTTTTCCTTATTCATGGTTGAGGTTCTTTCTGTCGTATTTGCGGCCCCGCTGGATCCTGTAACCTTCTGGCTGTATCCGGAATAGCCGCCTCGGCCTCGGATTCGAGCTTTCGCTGTAATGCTAACTTACCATTGCGCTTGAACTTAGCAATCATGGCGTTTGAGAGCTTCGCCTTTTTTGCTAAGACGGTTTGAGGGTTGCCATTGACCAGGATCTTTTTTGGGTCCCAGGTTTTAGGCTTTTCCATCTTATGGTTCTTCGTGGACATAGAAGCTCACTTTCATTTTTACATCATTATTGCCAATTGAATTGTAGTAGGTCCGGAAATAAAGACCTGCCATAACATCAAAGGTCCCCCTTGAAAGGAAAACCTGTCTAAG